GGAGCATAGTTAAGTTCCAACTGGCTGTGCATTGCCATCTTAAAGCATTGAATGTATCTGATCAGGACTTGACTTGTTTGACTTTTCTTGCACTAACAGGGGAAAAGGAGCTTACTGAATTTTGTAATGATGCCACTAAAAATAAAATTTTTGGTAGTAGTCAGTCGGTTAGAAATGCCGTAACAAAAGCAGAGAAGAAGAGACTAATAGTAAAGAATGGCAAGAACAGAAAGACAATCTATCTAAATCCTGAACTTAAGATTCAAATCAGTGGTAACATTTTATTAGATTATAAGATCCTTCATGCTGAACCCAAAGAAAATATCGTCTCTGTATAGTTCAGCTTCTAAGGAGCTTAATATACCAGAATCTGATCTAACGGACATAGTATCTTTTTACTGGAGTCAGGTAAGAAAATCTATGGAGGGATTGAATGATGCTAATATAAATGTTGAGAGTTTCGGAACATTTACTGTAAAGCCTAAAGCACTTAGAGCAGAGATGTATAAGTGTGAGAAGTTTATAGATAGTGTAAATCCTAAAGACTTTAGTAGGTATCCTTACTATAAGGTAGCTAAGGAAAAGCTTGAAAGATTTAATGTAATGAGTGAGAAGATTCTAGAAGAAAATCTAAGAAAAAAAAGTAAAATAGACCAACGATATGGCAACAACATTTCTTGAAGTCTGGAAGAAAAAAGGAAAGATACTAGAGGGAATTAAGAACTCCCTCTTTAAGAATGAACACGTAGAAGAAATAGCTGCAGAAAGGGATAAGATATGTCAGTCTTGTGATCAAATAGATAGGGAAGGTAGTAAATGCTTTGCACCAGGAACACAACCCTGCTGTGGAGTATGTGGCTGCTCCCTAAAGTTTCTACAGAGATCATTAGCAGCTGAATGTGAAGCAGGAAAATGGAAGGCCGTACTTACCCAAGAAGAAGCAGATGAACTAGAAAATAAACTAAATGAGGATGGCAATAAAGTTTGAACCAATAGAACATAAGTATGTAAGTATTGATGATGATGGTATTAACTGGACTAGTGTCACAAGTATAATATCCAAGTTTAAGAAGCCTTTTGATTCTGATGTTATTGCTGAAAAGTCTGCTAAGAATAAGAAAGGTAAATGGTATGGATTGGATGTAGAGGTAATAAAAGAAGCCTGGAAAAATGAATCACAGAAGGCTATTAATCTAGGTAGCTGGTACCATAATCAAAGAGAAAAGGATCTTCTATCCTGTAATACAATAGTTCTAGATGATACAGAAATCCCAATTATACAACCTCTTACGGAGGATGGACTTAAAAAAGCTCCTGATCAAAAGCTTGGAAATGGTATTTATCCTGAGCATATGGTTTATCTTAAGTCTGCTGGTATATGTGGCCAGGCTGATCGCGTTGAGGTAATCAATGGCACGGTCAACATATATGACTACAAAACCAATAAGGAGATAAAGTCAGCAAGCTATGTAAACTGGGAAGGTATATCAGAGAAGATGCTACCACCATTACAGCATTTGGATGACTGCAATCTTAGTCATTACAATATACAGTTAAGCCTATACATGTATATGATACTAAAACACAATCCTAGATTGAAACCTGGGAAGCTGGTAATAGAACATATACAATTTAAGGAAGCAGGGAGAGATGCATATGACAACAGAGTGGTGTTCTATGATAGTAACGGCGAACCTGTAGTAGACAAAATCGTGCAATATCACCTATCCTATCTAAAAGAAGAGGTGATATCTATAATTAACCATCTGAAGAATGACAATTAAACTATTTGATATACAGGGAGGGAAGGTTGTACCAACAGAACATTGCTACACATTAAGGGATCTTAAGACTATAATGGATAATTATCCAGAAGACCATCTTAAAGTCTATCAGTATATGTTCTATATGACTTGTCCTAATCCAGATCTTAATCCGTTTTTCCATCTCCTAGAGACAGAGAAAGAAGATATAATCCTAGATGAAATTAATGCAGAGTTTAGTACTGAGGATCCTGAGATTCAAGTAGCATTAGATTTCTGCCGTAAGATGTACGAGACTCCTACAAGTAGGGCATATGAAGGTATTAAGATAGCATTGGATAACATTGCTAGTTATATGCGTAATACCCGCATTACTGATGGTAGGGATGGTAATATCGGTCAAATCAGAGCTATGGCAAAAGACTTTGATGATATTAGACAATCCTTCAAGGGTGCCTATAAGGACTTGCAAGATGAACAAAAGAACAGGGTACGGGGTGGAGCCGGCCTTGCATATGACCAATCATAATGGATCCGTACTTCTATACAGACATACCTACGTATGATAACGGTAACTGGACTACAACTACGTTTGAAACCAGAGAAGATTTCCGTGATTTTGTACTAAGTATATTTAAGGAACCTGGTCAGTATCAGTTTAATGACACAACGTCTAAAGTATTTAATCAGGAAGCTATAAACTTTAAAACTAATGGGTTTTATTGTTCTGCTCCTGAAGGTACTAAGGATTTTAGAAAGTACTGGGATGACCAAAAACTTAAGAATCGTAAAGGCCTTATAGTAAAAGACGGAGAACTTGCATGGTATCTTACTAGGGATTACTACATGTGGCTAAACTTTCTGCCGATCTTTAACAAGGAGATACAGAAGTTTGGCTTTGCTGATATTAGAGATGCGCAGTATCATATGGCTCTTTATGAAATATTAGCTGAATTACATTACAAGCATTCTAGTATCCTAAAGAAACGCCAGATTGCATCATCATACTTCCATGCTGCTAAGTTCATTAACCAGATATGGTATGAAGAAGGGGTTACCCTGAAGATGGGTGCTAGTCTAAAAGACTATATCAATGAGAAGGGAACATGGAAGTTTTTAAATGAGTATGAGGCATTCCTCAATACGCATACTGCATGGTACAGACCTATGAATCCTAATAAGGTTTTGTTTTGGCAACAAAAGATTGAAACAGAAACCTACTTTGGTGGTAGAAAACGTAAGTCAGAAATAGGTTTAAAAGGGGTAATACAAGGTATGTCCTTTGAAAAGGATCCTACAAATGGTGTCGGTGGTCCAGTAAAATACTTCTTTCATGAGGAAGCTGGTATTGCACCGAAGATGGACCAAACATTTGGTTATATTAAACCTGCCCTAAAATCTGGTTTGATTACAACAGGTATGTTTATAGCTGCTGGATCTGTCGGTGATCTTGACCAATGTGAACCACTCAAGGATATGATAATGAATCCTGATGGTAATGATGTTTTTGCAGTAGAGACTGATCTTATAGATGATAAGGGTACCATTGGTAAGACTGGTCTTTTTATTCCTGAGCAATGGTCTATGCCACCTTTCATTGATAGTTATGGTAATTCTCTTGTAGTAGAAGCTTTAGATGCTTTAAATGAGTACTTTGATGAATGCAAAAGAAAGATGAGTCCTGAGGCTTATCAGCTAGAACTATCTCAGCATCCTAGAAATATTAAAGAGGCATTTGATTTTAGAACTATATCAGTATTTCCATCACATCTTATTACAGCTCAGACTAGAAGGATTGAGGATAAGATGTATGCCTACGAGCATCTTGAATTATATAGAGATGAGAGGGGAAATATAAATGCTACCGAAAGTAATAAGTTACCAATTAGGGAATTTCCAATAACTAAGAATACCGAAGATAAATCTGGAGTACTGGTAGTATGGGAAAGACCTGCTAAAGATCCTGAGTTTGGGATGTATTATGCTTCTGTTGACCCCGTTGGAGAAGGTAAGACAACTACCTCAGAATCATTGTGTTCCATATATGTATACAAAACAGCCGTTGAGGTAACTAAAAATAAGGGTGATGGTATTGAAACATTCATAGAACAAGATAAATTAGTGGCTGCTTGGTGTGGTAGATTTGATGATATCAATAAAACACACGAAAGATTAGAGATGATAATTGAATGGTATAATGCCTGGACTATTGTAGAAAACAACATTAGCCAGTTCATTAACCATATGATTTATAGAAAGAAGCAGAAATATCTAGTACCTAGGTCCCAGATACTGTTTCTTAAAGACATTGGTGCAAATGCTAACGTGTTCCAGGAGTACGGCTGGAAAAATACCGGTACCTTATTTAAAAGTCACATGCTAAGCTATGCAATTGAATTTATAAAAGAGGAGCTGGACAGTGATGAAGATGAAAATGGAAAGGTATTTAAAACAGTATACGGAATAGAAAGAATACCAGACCCTATGCTATTAAAAGAAATGATGGCATATAGGGATGGTGTAAACGTCGATAGACTAGTTAGCTTTGCTGCATTAGTAGCTTTTGCCAAGGTTCAGCAAGCTAATAGGGGATATAAGAAAAGATATGAGGAATCAGGAGGCAAAAAATTGGATAATAATAATAATTTCAGTAAATTGAATAGAAGTCCGTTCCGTCATATTGGAGGGGCATCTGGTTCATCTTCAGGAATGAGAGTACCAAAATTACCGTTTAGAAACTTAAGATAAGACATGCAGATATATAATGCGATGCAAATGAAGGCTGGTGCCAAAGTAGAGTACAATAAAATGGGTACTCTAAACCAGCCAATCCAGTTTATTCCTAGGAGTAAAAAGGATAATGAATGGACGGCATGGAATCTTGACTGGCTTGAATGGAAAGGATTACAACATGTCCGTAGAAATGCTAGACGTTTAATGAAGAACTATAAGCTTGCTAAAGGCATTATAGACAAAGGTGACTATATAATTGAGGAGGATAATGAGTATGCAGATCTGATGGAAGTTCTCACAAAGGAGGATGCTTCTGCATTAGAACTTAAATTCTACCCAATCATCCCTAATGTAATTAATACACTAGTAGCCGAATTTGCTAAAAGATCAACCGGTGTATCATATAGAGCAGTAGATGACCTTTCATATAATGAACTTCTTGAACTAAAAAGACAAGAAGTAGAACAAGCTCTGGTATACGATGCTGAACGTGAATTGATGATGCGTCTTGCTGAAGATGGTGTTGATATTAATTCTGAAGAATATCAGCAGGCTACATCCCCAGAGGCAATTAGACAACTACCTGAAATTCAGGCGTTTTTTGATAAGTCTTATAGGTCTGTGTCTGAACAATGGGCAGCACACCAGCATGCCGTTGACGTAGAAAGATTTAAAATTGATGAACTAGAGGAAAGAGCATTTAGAGATATGCTCATTACTGATAGGGAATTCTGGCATTTTAGAATGCTTGATGATGATTATGATGTTGAACTCTGGAATCCAGTACTTACATTCTACCACAAATCACCTGATGTAAGATATATATCTCAGGGACAATGGGTAGGAAAGTATGATATGATGACTGTGGCTGATGTTATTGACCGCTATGGCTGGTTGATGACTGAAGAACAGATGGAAACATTGGAGCAAATCTACCCTGTTAGATCTGCAGGTTACCCATTGCAGGGTTATCAGAATGACGGTACGTACTATGATGGTACCAAACCGCATGATTGGAATACAAACATGCCTTCTTTAGGATATCGTCAGTATACTTCTATGTGGGATAATACACTACGTGGAGGAGATATTGTAAACTGGATTCTTGCAGATAGCGAGGATTACTTTGATATGGGTATGACAAACCTTCTTAGAGTAACCACAGTTTACTGGAAATCACAGAGAAAGGTAGGGCACCTTACCAAGATTGATGATATGGGACAGGTAACAAATGATATTGTTGACGAGTCCTATAGCATAACTGATAAACCTCTGTACAACGTAGATCTGTTTAAGAATAAGAGTAAGCAGAATCTTTTGTTTGGAGAACATGTTGAATGGATCTGGATTAACGAAGTATGGGGTGGTGTAAAGATTGGTCCTAACCACCCAACATATTGGGGTACTAATAACCCCGGTGGTATCAATCCTATTTATCTAGGAATTAATACCAATAATATTGGACCACTTAAGTTCCAGTTTAAAGGTGATGATTCAATCTACGGCTGTAAATTGCCAGTAGAAGGTTCTGTATTCTCAGATAGAAATACTAGATCTACATCTCTCGTAGACCTAATGAAACCATTCCAGATTGGGTACAACATTGTAAACAATCAGATTGCAGACATTCTTGTAGATGAACTTGGTACAGTAATCCTGCTTGACCAGAATGCATTACCACGACATTCTCTAGGTGAGGATTGGGGAAAGAACAATCTAGCCAAAGCATACGTGGCTATGAAGAACTTCCAGATGTTGCCTTTGGATACATCTATTAGTAATACTGAAAATGCTCTTGCATTCCAGCACTATCAGAAGTTGGATCTAGAACAAACAAATCGTTTGATGTCAAGGATTCAACTTGCTGGATACTTCAAACAGCAAGCCTTTGAAGTTATTGGTGTCACTCCACAAAGAATGGGTCAGCAGATATCTCAACAAACCGCAACAGGTGTTGAGCAATCTGTTAATGCCAGTTATGCACAAACAGAAGTTTACTTTATGCAGCACTCAGACTATCTGATGCCTAGAGTACACCAGATGCGTACAGACCTAGCACAGTTCTATCAGGCCAATAAACCATCTGCAAGATTGCAGTATATAACCACTACAGAAGAACGTAAGAACTTTGAGATAAATGGAACAGACCTACTTCTTAGGGATCTTAATATATTCTGTACTACTAAGGCTAATCATAGAGCTGTAGTAGAACAACTGAAACAACTGGCTATTAATAACAATACTACTGGTGCTAGTATCTATGACCTTGGTAATCTGATGATGGCTGAGTCTCTTCCAGATGTACATCAGGTGCTTAAAGATACTGAGCAGAAACAACAGCAGATGCGTCAGGAAGAAATGCAACAACAGCAGCAAATGCAGGAACAACAACTGCAAGCACAAGCTGAAGAAGCAAGACTTAAGAGAGAGTTTGAGGCAAATGAAAACGATCTTAACAGACAAAATAGACTGCAGGAAGCTAGAATTAGATCAGCTGGCTTTGGTGCTACTGTTGACATTAATCAGAATCAGCAATCAGACTATATGGATTCTCTTGCGCAGATTAATAAGATGGGTATTGAGAATGAAAATATTACTCTCCAGAAAGAAAAAGAGATTAATAGAATGG